GCGCTTGTAGAAGCACTAGTAGCACTAGTAGCGGCATTAGTAGCACTAGTAGAAGCGTTAGTAGCACTAGTAGCGGCATTAGTAGCACTAGTAGAAGCGTTAGTAGCACTAGTAGCGGCATTAGTAGCACTAGTAGAAGCGTTAGTAGCACTGGTAGCAGCGTTGGTAGCTGCATTACTACTAACGCTTTCACTGTTGGCCGCATTGGTAGCGGAGGTAGATGCTGAAGTAGCTGCCGAGGATGCGGTAGTGTAATAACCATAAGCATCACCAGCATAATCAGCAGCACTGGAGGCGCTGTCAGCAGCATTGGAAGCGGAGGTAGCGGCAGAAGAACTACTGGTAGAAGCGTTAGAAGAGGAAGTAGCAGCATTAGTAGCGGAAGTTGCCGCGTTACTAGCAGAGGTGGCCGCTTGGGATGTATAGGTAGCTACTTGAGATACAACTGCGTCACTAACATCATCACCAATACCACCGGGGCCGCGATAGATAGCCATAGATTACTCCTTATTTACTTTTTTATAGGTGGTTTTGGGTGCTTCTTTTTTGGTGCTGAACAGGGCATTGTATTCTTCCTCGGTTATTTCATACCAGTTATCATCTTTCCTGAAACTGTCAATATCAACAGGATTACTAACAATAGCAATCTTGTTTAGATTTGTACTGTTCTTAACTTGAAAGTATGCTTTCATTTTTATCCTCTTATCTATGATACGCAAATAACATAGTCAAGAGGTCTCTAACAAGTTGCTAGAGACCTCTTTAGCTATACTACCTGGTTAGGTAGCGGAAGCATCAACGATAATCGGAACACAGCTAGTGTCACGCAACTCCGCCGTACCGTAGAGCATATCTGCGGTATAGAGGGTGGCGAGGAACTCCTGCATATACTGAGTCTGCGAGCGCACACCCATCTGTTCAACAAGAACAGCCCAGTCCTTATGGAACATCAGAGCAACACGGTCGGTGTTAGTGTTACCAGCAGCGGTATCGCAGTTGGTAGAAACATAGACCGAAACGCCGTAGATGTCGCCAAACTGACCAGTCATCAGGGTGTCACCATTGCCCTTGAATGCTTGTTCGGTAAAGCGTGCAATACCCAACATATTGTTACGGGCAACAGGCGGAACCACCAGCACACGACCTTCCATCGGAACATCGGCATCGTCAAGCTGCTGAATAGCAGTACGGATACCAGCATCAGCGATGTTGGCTGCGTTGGAAGTGCCGTAGGTATAATCAGCACCAGTGGAGCCGATAATACCGCCCGCATATTGAGTGTTGGCAGAGTTACCGCCATTAGCACCGCGACCCAACTGAATCAGGTCGGTGTCAACCTGTTTAGCAAGGGCGTAGCCAGCATCTTCAGTATAGAAGCGACGCAGACTAGACAATGCTTGAGCTTCGGTGATGTCCTCGATCAAGCGGCTATATTCATAGTGCTTGTTGATGTAGATCGGGGTATCGCTCTCAGTAGAGGCTTGCAGAGTAACCTGAGCCAGGCTGGTCTTGGCAGAAGCGGTGCCGCGGGTCGGGGTGGGTACATGAATAGTATCACCTTTCTTACCCTTGAAACTCATCTTCTTGACCAGGTTAGCCATAACAAGGTTCCTTTTGTATGCTGCTACAATCTCATCACTCCAGATTTCAGGAATGAAGGTAGCAGCGGTGGTGTTAGTCACACCATTAGTAGAGGAAAAAGTAGCCATTTAGAATCTCCTTTAGATATAAAGCTATTTAACTCGTCCTTCACGATATGCTGCCATGATCTCATTCTGCATAGCGTCATACCGTTCGGGGTCTGTTTGCATCAGTTTAATAATGTCGGCTCGTCGATAGATCTTCTTACCCACACCTTCGTCAGAACTACCACTAATTGATGTAGTAGCAGCTTTGAGTTGTTGTTTACGATCAACAGCAGAAACATCAGTCATTTTACGACCTAGTTCCTTACGCTCTTTCCAGTTTGTCAACAACTCATTGGCGGAATCAAAATCAAAACCTTGATCGGCTCGTGCAAACAATTCTGCCCGTACCCGTGATCCTTGTACCCATTCAGCGAAGGAAGGATCGTTGACTACTTCAATATAGTCCGGGTGTTCCTGTTTCAACTTACCCAACGTCTCCGCTCGTTGCATCGCAATAGCAGCGTTCCGCGCTTGTTGAATAGCAGGGTGCGAATCAATTTGACTCTGAACCGCTTTCTGAGGATCAGTGAAGTAATCAATATCTTCAACCGTTGCCTCTTGCGGGGTTACTGTTTGTGACCGGATAAAGTCATCGACGATATGTCGCAACTCTCCAACTTCGGAACCCTGTCGTCCAATCAGCTTCTCAGCTTCTTGGTGCATCTTTACAATATCGTTGATAGATTTACCACGATATTTCTCAGGCACTTCCTCTGGAGGTTCCTCCTTAACATCTTGCTCAAAACTATCTACGACTGGTTCCTGAACAGTCTCAGATTCATCAATAGAAGTATCCAAATCAACAAAAGTAGCCATATTATCTCCTGTGCTTGATAGCATTATAGGAAAAGAGACTCATAAACATACCACAACGCTCTTAATTAGTTTGTTTATGCTCCTGAGCCATCTTCTCTTTCCGTTTGCGCTCCCAAGAATAGTAAGCGCCTGGAAAAGAGCCAGTTATACCCTCTAATTTGATTTGCGGGGTTGTAATAACCTTATTCGCTGATGCACCACACTGAGGGCACTGTAGTGTAGTGACATATTCTGTTAATTCATCGAACTGATGGCCACAGCTTTCATCAGTACACTTGAATGTATAAATGCGTTTCATTACTGTTTCAAATCCTCATAGGAGGTTTCCGATACTTGCTTTAAGGAAATTAGCCAATCCAGAATATCTAGTTGGCCTTTCCGATAATGAAGCTCCTCCGCTGTATTGATACTAGCAATGTTAGCATAATTATCTCGCATAATTTGAATGTCCTCGATTAACTGGTGCCATCCTTTAGATGCCATCATATCGAATCTGTATTCATAATATGCTTCTAGTTCTTTGTCCATTATATCGCACTCTTAATTATTTGTCAAGTTATTTTTATTTTCCATTTGCATCCTCGTAATTTCGACATTGGTATCAATATCTTTCTCACGAAGTGCAATATCAGCCAACTTCAACCGTCGCTCGAAGTCTGCATTACCTTCGTCAAGATTGTTAGAAGCCGCTGCTGTCAACTTAGCTTGCACTTCGGCGGGGATGAACTGGGTTTCGGTGGACGTGTTCTGTGCTTTAGCCTGATTCAATGCAATACGACTTTGAACCTCTCCAATATCAACCTGTGCTTTCTGGAAGGCAAGTTGCATTTGAACCTGCTGCATCTGTTGCTGTTGTGGATTAGGCTGTGTCATCTGCTGTAATGCTTGAAGTAGCTGGTTTCGGTTGCTTAAAGAACTATTACCAACAATACCCGCCATGATAATAGGCATAATAGGAGTATCAGGGCCAAGAGTTTTCAGTAAATTGATAAACTGCTGTTGTTCTACTTCACGGGCCATCATACCCATAGTAGAAGCAGGAATAAACTTCCAATCCTTCGTTGGGAAACTGTCGGGAGAGAACTGCATGAATCGCCAGGCTGCTTTTTCAACAAACGGGATCAAAAACTGCTCTTGGAAGTTCATTAGAGTGCGTTTATTCTTCTTAATAAGCCCTGACAGAGCTAGAGACATCCCACTAAGCCCTGCTTCACCCTGTACTGTCTGTCCAACCATTCCAGCACTATCAATAGTACCAGTGGCCTGTAGCAACATCTGCTGGAAGGCTTGCGCCATCTGCATATTGCCTGGATCAGTGCTACCAAACTTCATAGGCGAGAGGATTTCATTAGGATTTCCGTTGGTCAACATCGTCTTGCCGGGTCGAACCTCAAAACGGAAGCCCCGTGGCATACGGGTAGCGTCCATCGCCATCATAGGAACGGTAGTAAGTGCCAGAGAATCGAGATGTGAACGCATCTGTGCGTCCAACGCCATCTGCATATTAAAACCTTTCTCAGCAATACCACGTCCCCAGAAGCGATTAGGCATGGAATCGTCTTGATAGGCAACAATAGGACGATCTTTCATCATGTAGGGAGATACTTCCGCTTTCAACAGCACGGAATCGTTAGCAATAACGATAATTGCTTCCACAAGATCACCATATTCATCTGCTACAGAACCGTCTTCCAGTAGGTCGGCCTGGGTGCTTGGAAACAATTCCACAGTTTCTTCTTTATCTTCTTTATTAAGTAGGTGACGAGGAACGAGACCATAATATCTGATTAACTTAACTCGATCTTCGTCTGGGTTGGAAGATTCCTGCGTAACCTCCAGTTGCGACTCTCCGCTGTCAGTACCTACAGTCTTTTTGAGGTAAATACCATCAGCAATACCTTTAGCTACTTTATGGGCGGAGACATATTCCTCAATAGCACAGCCAAGCGCATCATCAATAGACTGTGCCGTGGGGTCAATCAGGAAGTTTTTAGGATTGATAGTGCGTAGAGAGACAGCAAGTTTCACCTGTTCTTCTGTGCCCAATACAGTAGCGCCTGTTTCAGGCATTTCTTGCGTCGCTGGCGTGATCTCAAGTTTTTCTTCAACAATAATCTCTCCAATACCAGTACCATAAATAGAACCAAGCAGGATAATATCACTAACGGCTTTATTCACTTTGTTCTTTTTGAAGCATTCGTGCATATAATTCTTAATATATTCGACATCCATTGGATCTTCATCCAGCATATCGTCGGAAATATCAAAGAAATAACTTCCAGTACCAAAAACAGCCTCGGTGATTTCGGCAGTGTGGCCTTCTATGGCTTGTTGTAGAGCAGGTGTGATGATACGAGAGCGTTCTGATTCACGCTGACGATCATCAGCATCCCAGATACCACGCCATAGACGCTCATACTTCTGCCAATTAGAGAGATAATTGGAGTCGCGGTGGTTACGCCAGTTCTCTGTCTTACCAACAACCCAGGATACAAGATTATTTTCTTCAAAAGTTTGCATATCTACTCCAATTTTAGTAACCAGTAATGGCATCCAGCGGTTCCCAAGAATCTTCAAAGTCCCTGGCGTCCGCATAGGTGACAACAGCTACCTGATCTACATAAGCCAGCGCATCTACAAGGTCATCGTGCATCTGTGGATTAGGGAAATTTAGAAGTTGATCTATAAATTCGTTATTCCAGAGACCCTCACAAAGCGTGATTCTACCGTGCTCGAAACGCCCCTGTAGAGACCAGACAACACGATCAATCTTCTTCCTGTTACCGTGGGTCACTTCGTCAATACGGAAATACTTGTTGTATTTACGCATCAAATCCGTAAGGTAAGGCATCACAGCATTCTTGAGAGACCCTTTCTCAATACCGACGGCGTTTGGTTCGTACTTAGATACCGCTTTAAGAATCTCATTAGCGGTTTCTTTAATATCCCAACGACCATGAATCAGCTCCTTTACATACCAATTGCCTTCGTCCGTTACTTTAACAACAGCTATGGCTGTCTCATCAAGTAACTTCTTCTTATTCATAGCCTGACTAGCTACATCCTCAAACCCAGCAAGGTCAATAGCGATGTAATAACTACCTTCTTTAGGCTCCTTTTCCTCGATAATAACCCACTCTTCCTTAAACAGGTCGCTAGAAGCTGCTTCAAACGCTGCCATAAACTCCTGTTTGAAAGCGAAACTAGACATACTCATACGAGCAGCTTCAACCTCTTCTGGAGGTATAAGAGGATTATCTAAGGAGGTAAAATGAAAGGAAGTCCAATCTTTATCTTTACCTGACTGACCATACTTATACATTTCGTAGAAAGCGTTTCTGCCTTTAGGGGTTCCTATAAACAAAGCACCGCCTTTAACATCAGCCAAAGCAGGGCGAATAATTTGCTCCCAGGTTGCTGGCTTCATGTCAGCAAACTCGTCCAATACAGCATAAGCTAAACCTACACCACGAAGAGTGTCCGGTCTGTCGGAGCCTTTCAAGTAGATCTTCCTGCCGTTAATCAAGGTTAGCACCGCTGTATTCTCATGTGCAGCGGCGATCACTTCGTGTCCTATCTCTTTCAACAAAGACCACATAATATCTTTAGCTTGTTGGAAGGTAGGAGCAACGTAAAACACATCCTTGTTTTGCGACTGAAGTGCTTTAATAATCAGCAACCAAGCAGCCAGTCGTGATTTACCAAAACGTCGTCCAGCAGCCACAACCTTAAACCGCGTAGGGTCGTTGAATATCTTTAGTTGTCCTTCATGTAATTTTACTTGTAGGTCTGTCATTACCGATACTTCATTAAAGCGTCGGGGATGATGTCGGAAGGCCCAAAAATAGGTTCAACAGCACCCTGCCCTGCCAGATAATCTACAGGTTCTGGAGTAGTAGAATACTTAAACTCAGGTAATCCTAACAAGGACGCATTAGTAATACGCTTCTTATCTCTATAAGAAGGAATTACATTGTATGGAATAAACTTAGACGCCATTACCCTTCTTCCTCTTCCAACAAATTATGCTCGTTGCTACTAGTATTAACCAACAGTGGTTCTGTTCCCTGACCAACACCTACAATAGTAATCTGTACGCCCTTGTTACCAACTTCCTTACTTTTATCAAAATAACTCATTGGTAGAATACGGTCTATACACATCTTCATACAGGCTATCTGATCCTTGTCCTCAGGATCTAGTGCCTTGTTAATGATCTGTGAAATGATATGCTCGCCCTTACTGTTCAACAAAGCTGCTAATAGTTGTTGTTGACGGGCTTTGTCGGTATTAGCTACAATGGACAGTTTTCTAGGACGACCCCTGCTTTTCTTAACAACAACCTTAGTCTCGCTATAGGTAGTCAGTCCTAATGATTTCCTAAGATCATTGACTTCCTTCTTCGTCCTTCTTTTCCGTTTACCTTCTAGGCCGGTCTCTAGGCCGATCGGGCCGATCTCGACAACTTCTTCCATTGTTAGCTATTCTCCATAAAAAATAAAGCATATTCCGGTAGCTACCAGTTAGTATAACAAAAACAGAAAGAAATGTCAATACCCTAAGTACAACAAGATGCTTACAAAATAATGCTTGACAAGAATTGACTTACATGATATAATCTAACTATGTTGGGGGCGAAAATGAATGATGAGGGCTCTATGAATATATAACTATTATAATAATACTAAAGAGTTCTAAAGAGTTCTAAAGAGTTCTAAAGAGTTCTAAAGAGTTCTAAAGAGTTCTAAAGAGGCTAAAGTGTACATCATAGTCTGATGTAGTTGCTTTAGCCTCTTTATTGTTTTGTAGAGGCTAAAGTGTTCGTTGTAGATCTA